GGTGCGCTGAAATACCAGATACCAATCAGGTGGAGTTTTCTCACTCATCGGGTTTGGGCTGTTGGTAGGGAACCATCCACCATCTTTGCCGCCAGTATCGACGTAAACTAAATTGCATCCGGCGAATATGTCAAGAATATTTTCCTGCAAATAGTGCCAACCCAACAGCGGAACAATCAATCCGGTGCCAGGATCAGGATTCTTCGGTGTCAAAATCGTTTGCGGCATTGATTTCTCCTATTGACGGAAAGGGTAGACGGGACTCAGAACAACACCTAGTTCCCACCACTCGTAGGCAAGAGCAGTAATAGCGGCGCTGAATGTAATTGGGCCGCCACCAGGGCTGTCGCCGATTATAAACGGTAGGTACTTGTTTCCAGGGTCAAGATAAGTGAACCTCGTGTTGGCTGCGTTGTAACCAGAGAACCCAACTGAAGACTGATTACCACTGTAACCAAGGAAGTTAACTACTTGTTGACCATTCATGGTATTGGGAATTGTCAATGTCGGGTTGCCTGAAGTCCCTATTGAAGTGTAGCCCGCGTTTGATCCACCCGGTGTTGCAGTACCGGGCCACACACTACCAACTCCGCTGTAAGCAACGGAAGCGCCCTGAAGGTATTGAGTACCTGCCCCGGTGGTGTTGGCAACTACTATCTGCTGGTTCCCTTTTGGCGGGTTTGGTACTGAAAGTATCGAAGCGCCATAAGTATAGTTATCGCCGCTGTTGAATATATCTGACGTGATAAGAGAGGTGTAGTTCTTACCACCAACTGTCGCAACAATCGTCAGAGAGTTACTCACCCAGCTAAGCAGCACCAACAGCATGTTGGCGTTGCTGCCTATATTGTGGTGCCAGCTTGTGTTGGTATTACCGGCAACACCCCACGTATCGGGGTTCTCAGCACCTGCTGCAGAGTCGAATACGACACGCGGAAAGCTAACTGGATCAGCAACCCGAGATATAGGGAAGCGTCTTCCTAAACGTGCCAACGATTTTCACTCTTCCCAAACGAAGTATGAGATCACGCTAACGGCTGCTGCTGTAGACGGTGTGACCCTGATGCGTAGGAAGTTCCCTGGCGCAACTTCCGGTTCACGCCCGAGCGGAAACTGCTGTTTGAAATAAGTAGCCAAATCCATTGTTGCCGCAAGCAATCTCGTTGCCGTGATTGTGCCTTCAGCAGTCGGCCCGAAACATGTTGCAGCCGCACCAGGTGTCGCTGTTCTGGTGACCGCTGCCGTGTCGTTGTACGGAGTCACGACTCCCGACGTGCCACCAGTCCCACCGACAGCAGCAGTATCAATTAATTCCATCGTCACCGGAGCCGTTGGGGAAGTAGTAAAATGATACCCCCATTCAACGATACGGATTTTCGATGTTCCTAACTGTAACTGCTGCATGGTTTTTGGTGTTACAGTCGCCGCCGACGCCAATGCACCCAACGGTGCAGTCAAAGCGCCAGTGGCACCGTTCCACATGACGAACAGTGGTGCTGCCATGATATTTTACCTTTCCTAAAAACTTGAACCTGCTGGTAGTGATACAACGATTTCTTTTTGAGTGCTTAGGGCAACTGGTCCCGGTGGGGCTTGGCGCAATGCAGTTGATCTTGGCGGGTCTGTTATTCCCATTCCGGTAATTCCTGGCGCACCTAAGCCCCCAGTTGCCGGTGTCGTCCGACCTAATCTGCTCATATATTAATCCTATCTCGTTGCGGCTCTTGGGATTACAACTGGTATCTGGCCCTGTACCGGCGCATATGGAACGCTAGCCAACGGGACAGGATTAGGTGCGTAAGCAATGAGAAACACAGCGCCATTCGCACCAGCACCGGCACCTTGAGCGCCGTTGACACCATTTTCCCATACATACCAATGGTTAGGCGGAACATTACCGTCGTTATAATCGGTCACATATGTTTGTCCGCTACCACTGTAGCAACCCGCCCCACCACCACCGGGAGCATTGCCGCCGTACCCGTTATATGCTGGCGCGGCACCATTGACAAGTGATTCGCCATCCTGTTCTGCACCACCATAGAACGTGTTCTGATTAAGCATTTGATTCGGCATAGCCTGACCGGGATAACTGCCGCCACCTGCAACACCACCCAAACCTCCTGCGGCAGAAAGGTTTACGGCCCCATTAGGGCTATTAAACGCAATACCACTAGCGCCACCAGCCCCACCAGCGGCTGCATAGACGTTGTATGCGTCAGTGCCGCTATTGCTGCCGCCTTGCCACAGATACTCAGTCCAATGTCGGTAGTAGTATTCGCTGGAACCGGCTGCGCCACCGCCACCAACAGTGATATTTAGTCTCGATTGAGATGTTAATGTAGATGGCGGTGGACCGTTAATACCACCGACTTGTAACGTGCCGTACAACCAATTACCATGTCCACCACCATTTCCCCAAGCGTTAACGCCACCAGCACCCCCACCACCAGCAGGACATATTGCATAATCAATGAACTGTGCCCAAATCGGAATGTCATAGGTGAAGCTGCCTGCTGAAACAAATGAAGCTGGTTGTGGCGCATAGGTTGTCGCGCCACTTGAACCTGTCAATGAGAACCAAGGCACATTAGAAGGTGTTTGGTAGAAGAAATCGACTGTGGGAGTTAGCTCTTCTGGCGGTGCTGGAACTGTCGTGCCATTGCCCCGGTACGCAGCCATATATGGCGGTAGCACACCAGGATACGAGGCATGGTTCATCTGCAAGCCAGCAATCTTGTAAGTGCCTGTGCCAGAAATCACCATTTCGACGCCCCATACGTCGGTCTGACAATATGGAATCCCCTGGAAAGAAAATTCAGCAGGTAGATATGGCTGATTAGGAATGATGTTGTAGAAGTAATAGTTCAGTGAATTAGCAATGCTGCCAACAAGATTAGGTGATTGGTTCCACAGATCCATCTTGCCTGAAACCGTATTGAACTTGTATATGTTGATCCATAGACCCGTGATTGATCCGGTATAACCAGTAGACTTCCAAGCAACAGCTTGCTTATTCGGCCATAGTGTCATTGGCGTATTCGGATTGGCTCCGGTTGGAGTCCGAATAAATCCAATAATGCTATTGCCTTGTGTAACATTCAATACCGGCAATGTAGCGCCAGACAGCATAGCAAGATCAAACGTTGCGTCTCCGGTAGGCGCAACGGCATGTGAAACAGACCTAGTTGCAGCCATAGCCGCTAGAGTTTGGCTATTAGACGTAGTGGTCCCTGCGACCGAAGTCAACGGCGGATTGTTAGGTGTATAACCATAAAGCTGATTTGCCATGCCACTCAAGAAGTTTGCTACACCAGCAAGTGTGTTGCCGGTTACCGGATTGTTCGTCAATCCCTGTAACACACTGTCGGCTAAGCCTTGCAGCGGTCCTGTTCCGGTGCTGCCTGGTGACCCGGCTAAGTTTCCGAATGGGAATTGCTGCAGCGCACCTTGAATATCGGTAAGTGGTTGACCTGTATTCTGATTGGAAGCACCGAAGATTTGATCGGCAATAATTTGCTCATTGGCGGTAATGCCGTTGATAAGACTACCGGCGACAGTGCCAGTCCAACCACTCGTTAGACTTGGAATAAGAGATTGGTTAAAAAGACCACTAGTGATCTTGGAAGCGTCCAGGCTTGGAACAACACCAGATGAAATCGCCGTGGCAATATTCGGGCCGGGAATATTTTCCAGTGCCGTCGTGACGCCACTGGTGCCTGAGCCGGTTCCACCCAAGCCAGTAATGATTGCGGAGATAAGACCTCCGACACCGGGGATTCCGGCGAGCAGGGTTTGCAGGTCAGAAAACCCAAGTCCCGTCGTGCCCCCGAATCCCTGTGATATAGCATCGATTAACGGCTGAAGCACAGTAGAAATAAACGTACCTGTAGTAATCTTAGAAGCATCTAAGCTTGGAATCTGCGATGCAATAAGAGTTCCGACAATATTCGAAGCATTAACAAGAATCGCCCCAGTAGGATTCAAATAATCATTAATAAAACTATCAACTACTGGCCCAGCATCCCAACCTGTCGGTGCATCCCCAAATCCAAAAAGAGACAAGATACCCAGAATATCATCAATATACGGATTCAAAGCATCTACAACATAACCAATTTGATCAACAATCGGATTCAAAGCATTGACCACTACAACAATGATATCAAGTATCGGCATGAGAGCAGAGATTAAATCGCCTAGTACTTCAATCTCTGGCTTAAGAATTCCACCAGCAATTTCAACTGTATCGGTCAACAACGGTGCAAGTGCGGTAATCACTGACGCAATCAAGTCAATGAAAGGCACTCCCCACAAAAGAATTTTATGTAAAATGGATGAGAAATCCGGCAGTTCAATACCATCAAGAGCTTCTGCTAATGAATTTAAAATTGGTGCCATTGGGCCGAAATAACTTGTGACACCAGAGCCGTTACCAGGATCAGTAATGGCAAATGCGCTAAGAAGTGCATCGACAGCTGCTGCAATAGGGTCAAGCAAATCCCTGATATCGCTGATGACTACGGCTAACTGCTCTGCGGCCTGCCCGACAACTGGTACGTCTCCCAGAAAGGTGAGCATGGTGGCGATAACGCCATCAACAATCAGATCGATAACCTGTTGGAAGTTATCAACCGGGAAAATATACTCAGAGAAAAAGTGCCATGCCGCATCAAAAAGATTGATTGGCAAAGGAATTCCATCGACAGATACAAATCCGAACAGTGCGCCAATCATCTGAATGACATATTTCAAGTCACCAAAATCAATGCCACTGTTTCCGAATGAACCTCCACCCAGCAAGACGATAATATCATTAATTATCGACTGAATCTGTTGAATAAAGTTTTCGTTGGCTTGATCAATGCCTCGTTGCATCTTACGCATATATGCAGCCATATATGTACTATCAGATGCAAGCTTGCCTAAGAACCGTGCTTGGTCATCATAGATTTTGGAGTAAGACTCCATTGTAATTGTGCCAAGCGCACGACTTTCCGGTGACTCATAATGTAATGAGCCATACTGTCCAGCAGGACTACCCATTAGCTCACCGTCTGCAATTCATCGCCCATTGTATAGACACGACAAAATGTCCAAAAAGCTGTTCCATGTGTAACTGTGGAATTGACTGTCAACTGTAGCGCGACTTCATTAATCCCACTTGGTACAAGCCAATCCATTGTTCGTAACATTGTCCAACCAGCCGCCCCAACAGGATCAATTACATGACCGAAATCATATGGACCCGCAACCGAACCACCGTTCAAATAAGTATATCCTTCTAGAATAAATCCTGGTGTACCACTTGGAGTTCCAGAAAGAACGTTCTCGTATTGCACTACAGCGCAAATAGTCAAATGCTCACCAGGAGTGACATAGCATCGATTTGAAAGAAATCCTTCGCCATGATCATCACAGTCAATTCGAACTGATCCAGCATCAGGCGCATATGGCGTATCATAAGTAACATCTGCAACCCGAATCCATTGGCCACGAGTAGGTACCCACCCTTGTAAACTATGACCAAAGTAACCGTTAGTAATACGATTAGGATCGGTCACAGGTTGTGATGCATAATCAGGATTGTAACTAATTGGATCATAATCAAATGCACCTTCGATTTTTAAATCCAATTTAACCAATCCTGCCGGGACTCCTGCTGACCCGCCAGAGCCTTGTTTCCCGCCACCTTGCGACGAATCTTGTTCTGTGTAAGTGATTCCAATGATGCGATGCCAACCTTCAATTGTCCCAACCCAAGGATAATTTGTAGCTGAAACCCAAATGCTATCTCCAAGACCAAAACTCCCCAATGGCGCGGAAGGATGGTTAGGGTCGATCAAAATCTCTTTGAAACTGTTAGGAATATTGCGACGAGTCAACTTGCGATGTGCCCATGCTGCTGCACGCTCTGTCGAATCGATCTGAGCGTTCTCTTCCATAACGGTACGCCGATAGCGAGTAGGATCGGCATTAGTAACTTCGGCTGAGTAAACCTGTCCCGGTAGCCAACCACGAATGATCACATCTGAAACAGGTTGAATCTCACGTTCGTCGGCTTGCTTCGCCTGAATTACATTCTCGCCCAATCGAAATGAAAGATAGTTCTGCTGATATCCACCGCGAGGATACCCAAGATGAAGTTTCTTGGTGAAGACAGTTCGATCACTGTTCCATTCACCCTCTTCAATCATGTCGAAAGGAATATCACGGGCAAGTCCAGCCATAACATCTTGGCAATCGTTAAAGTCTACTGATCGATAAAAGACCGCAAAGAAATCGAAATTAAGAACGCTGCCGTCAAAGCTATAGCCAGGAAGCATCTGCGTCCCACTGCTGGCGGGATAAACATCGACCTCAAGGTTGGCATTGCTGAACGATGATAAATGCGCCCAAATTCTCTGCACAATCTCAAATGGATCGACCGCAATTGGATTGAAATTGATAAGAAGAGGAATGCCTTTAGCATATCCAATGATTCCGGTTGTCGTGATTTTATTGTCTCCCGTGGTGGGATCAACTGTCTGGTCAGTGACAATCCCAACTGCAAAAACTTTTCTTGCGCCGTCTATCTCGATTTCGGCAATAACTACCTGACCCCAAGTCTGCCAATTGATTCCATAACTCGACGCAAAAAACTCGCCTTGCGGGATAACAAATTCCATTGAACTTGGAGCAGATAGATTGATAGCAATTTGTGGGTCTTTGACAACCAAGTCACGAGAAAGAATTACATCAGTGTTGGCTTGCAAAACTGTGAAGCGCATACGGTCTGTTATCATATCAACCTACTATCTGATATGCGTCACGGAAAAGTAAAACTGCATCAGTAGCAGATGTCATTGAGGCAGCCGTAAATAAAACCTCTAAATCTGCATCATGGCCAAAACGTAACCGATCAAGATATGGCGTATCGCCAGATAGTGAGGTTGTAAGATTCAACCCGGTAGAAGAGACACACCGTCGTGGCCCCCAAGGATAAGAATTAAGTTCAACAATTTCACCGGCAGCTAAAGTATGGTCAACTGTAATTGTTAACGGAGTCGATTGTATCACGCCATTAAGATATAAACCTGTGAAAGTAAATGAAGGATTAGTGCATGGGCCTACTACTAAAATTCGGAACCACGACGGTCCATCGCCCTGAGTACCATTAATAACGACATCAGGAATTGCCTGGGTCATAGCAATTCCGGTTTCTTTAACAGAATAGCCAAATGCATCAGAACGTCGAAACTCTGCTACGCACTGAATCGCCTCAGTGTAGTCTGTCTTTTTAGCATAGGTGAATTGTCCTGGCCGACCATAGATTGCACGGGTGATGCCATCCGTACCACAGCAATACAACGGCTCTAATTGACCCCATTGATTTCTGATATTATCAGAACGCCATACCTTTTGAAAATCAGCAACCGTTGGCATCTCATCCCAAAAGTTAGGAATGTAATCTTCATAGGGATGCAATAGTCGATTGATAAGTACATTAAAAGTTATCTCAATTGTGGTCGGTTTATGAGAATCCCAGCCAAATCGAGTTTCATCAGAGCGAGTGACCTGATAATCCTGAGCGTTGATGTCATACGGTTTGATATCAAATGTCTCAACCCGAACTGTCGTTCCTTTACCGAATACCATATTCCCAATTTGGTACTGTCCTGAAATCAGGTTATAGATAACACCTGGAATGCCCCCGGTCATTGTGCCGTCACCGTATTCATCTGAGAAGTCTTAACCTGGTACATCATCTGTCGTGTACTGTCTCGCGGGTCTTGCCCCGGTCCTGCATAGTAGTTTAGCTGACCAATGGTTTGATTGTTAGCTTGTGGATTGAGAACTTGGCCTGGCACCGGCAAAGCATTTCTTTTCAGAGGATTGTCTGTTGAATAAGAAATCAATTGACCTGTATTCTGATCTAAAAGGAACTTCACATTGCCCATAAGTCCTGCTGGCCCACCGGCCAAGAATCCCAAGAATTGCCCAAAATACGATCCGAAAATATGCCAGGATTCAATCCCAATACTGATTGCAGCATTGATTCCCTGGATCACCCCGGCTATCACCTGAGCAATAGCCTGTACGGCTTGCAGTGCGGCTCCTGCTGAACCGGCTCCCGGCATACCGCTTGCCCCACCGGCAGCAGACATAATCCCACCGATCTGACCGGCGATGTCTCCGACCGTGTTAGCGATCTTTGCTGCAAACTCAAGGTATTTTTGGAAGTTTTGAATAATCCCAATAACATCCTCAGTGCTGGCGGGACCACGAACAAGAGTGTCAGCAATGTTCTTTGTTGCGCCAATCACTTCCACGAATGATTGGAAATCTCCAATAACATCGCTTGCGATACCACCGACCCCACTAGCGATGGAGGCAAAGGTATCCAGACCAGACGGCGCTTCTTTCAACCCCCACTGCTCTTGAATAGCAGAATGAACTTGGCTTAGTTGATCAGCCATCATTTTGCCTTGCGGCGTTTGCAGTTCGTTCTGCCGGGTTATTTCAGCGTCGATAGCTTGAAGAGCCGTTACAGCATCCGCTTGACTGCTGATAGATCGCGGAACACCGATATCTTGCAAAGCCTGTTGAACTTGTGTCTGGGTATCTAAATTCCCAAGTTGCCCTGTATCTGGCGTAGTAACATGAAGTGGATCGTTTGCCGAACCGTCTGGCGCTGCTGGCCCTGCTGCTGCTGGTGGTGCAGCGGGTGGTGCGCCTCCAAGTGGAGTAAAAGCCCCTTCACCATGCGGACCAGTTCCACCCCATGTTCCTATTTTATTACCACCTGTAATTGCATCCCAGACGTCACCGTTACTATCAATCCAACCAACAACATTCAGTTCTTTTGGTAATCCCGTACGCGGTCCAGTTGCCGGTGGTTTGGGCGGTGCAGGTGGCGCTCCTGCTGGTGGTGGTGGCGCTCCTGCTGGTGGTGGTGCAACAGGCTGTCCATGTTTCGCCTCTGCTGGCCCATAAACTTCTATGCCTTGTGTATTATACCAATGCATCTTCCCGTCAGGCCCAGTTAGTAATTCCATTCCATTTGGAGCGCCTGGCCTTGCTTTTGGATTAGTTGTTGGTGCGCCTGGTGGTGGTGGTGGTGCCGGTGCCGGTGGAGGAGGGGGGGGCGGTCCAGCGGGTGCAGCGGGCAAAGGAATTGAACCCAACGGAACAATATTGCCAGTTCTACCAGGCTGATAAAAAATGTGAACGTGATCGAGATGAGGGTTATCACCAGTATAAGGTCTTCCAGCAGCCCCATGTTCGTATCCATATACTTGCCTATTAAAAATGGCTCCATAGACATTTGGATCTCTAAGTGCTTGCGCTAATACTTTATTGCCTTCTTCAATAGAATTAACCATAACGTCAATCGCGCCATGTTGATGTTCGCCAAATTGGTCTGCGGCATGGTCGCCAACTTGAAATCCCAACTTTGTCCAAAACGGCATCATTACGTTATGAGCAAAAGTACGTGCATCTTCACCGGGTTGCCCAGGAACACCCGTTGGCGGGTAAGCCCCAGCCATTGCTGCTGAATAGATGAGGCCAGTAGTCCCGCCAGGGTGTGCAGCCACATAGGGATTAGCCCACTGACCGTAAAGATTACCCCTATTCCGGTTATAGTTTTCTTGAGCCATTCGCGCTTGGACTTCGGCGGGTGCAGTGCCAGGATTCTTGCCAACCCATTCTGGCGCAATGGATTTTGCGATAGAATCCCAAGTGCTTTGTGCGAATTGAAATAGACCGAAATGAGTAGGATTTTCCTGTGGATTGAGCCTACCACCCGATTCAGCTTGTATGACCCCTTCCCACCAGGGATCGCGAGAGTGCCAATTGCCAGCGGAGTCCTGGTAAAGGTTTGCACCACCACCCCCTCCACCGGGAGCGCCCCCACCTTGCGGATTCCAACCGCCAGGCGACCAAGGAAGTACCCTACTATTTGGCGGCAATCGTAAAGGATCAGGAACATAACGCTTCGGGAAAATCTTTCCACCTGAAAGAAGATTTAAAGCTTTACCGGCTTCGATAAAAGTTGAGGTCATCTGTTTTGCGAAGTCAACTATATGACCGATAAGACTACCTATATCAGATAGTTGTTTGAAAGCATCAGTTGACTTGTCTTTCATTCCGGTGACGGCACCATAAGCAACGTCTTTTGCCGCGTTTTTGACGATACCGGCACCGGAGTTAATGCCACCGGCCCAATCCGTTGTGAAGCTCTGACCACGATAATACGTCCAGCCGGTCCCGCTCAGAGGACCGTATTTTGCTGGCGATGAACCTAAACCATCACCGGCAGTTTGCGCCAGAGCAATGATAGCCTTTTTGACATCATCATTACCGGACATGATACCGGCGGCAAAAGCTTGGGAAAGACTTATTCCCTGCTCATGGGCTTTGTCGATATATGGCTGTAAGGTAGCTTGTAAATCAGGATGCTTTGCCAACAAATCGGTTATTTGCTGATCCGAAAGATTTTGTAAACGAGCGAATTGTGTTGCTGCTGGTCCGATTAATCCTGGTATATCTTCTCCGCGCGCCGGAACTTTGAGCGGCCCCGGTGGTAATTGCCCCGCTGGTGGTGGTTGTGGCCCTCCTGCTGGTGGTGGTGGGGCATTCGGGTGTGGTGCATTCGGAGTCCCAGGAGGCCACCAATATTGTTGCGGCACAACATCTATAACACTTGGAATATGAAGTTTACCGTCAGGACCAAGAAGATTATTAATGATATCTTGAGACTGTGTAAGTAGAGCCAGTTCAACTTGAAGCTTTACAGGGTCTTTAATTATAGCTTTCAATGCTTCTTGCGGATCTTGCGCTTTAATAGCGTTTACCATCGCATCTTTGGGGAAGTAAGTATCGATAATCTTCTGTTGAATATTGGGATCAACAATTCCGAACTGAGTCAACAGTCGCTTTATGGCTTCTGTCGTGTGAGCAAATGCCTCTTCCGGCGAAGCACGACCGGACTCAACCAAAGCAACATTATCTTGACGTAACTGTTCTAATGTAGCTGAAAGTGTACGACCATTCTTAGAACTAAGATCAAGCTTGCCGCTTTGTTGAACAAGCGCATTTCCTGTCGTATCCAGCATATCGACAAGCTTGGACATTGGGCCGATAGCGTTATCAATGTCTTCGTTATATTTTGACAAGGCTGAATCATCAGGAACCTTGCCAAGTTTTTTCAGTGACTCAATAAACGTTGTTGCTTTATCATCAGCAGATGCCATCGAATCATGTAGTTTGTCAATAGCATCTGCGAACGATTTGACCTGAGCGCCACCATTTTCGAACTGTTGGCGAAGTTGTTTAACCGTATCAATAAGAGCCGGTGCGGCTTTTTTCTCCTCAAGTGTCTTCAAGAACTTGCGGTAAGTATCAGAACTACCTGTAATTGCATCGTTGGCCTGATCGGCTTCGATTTGAATATGAGCGAGTGCTTGAGCAAGAGTATGTGCGCCTTCGCCATAAGCCGCTGCCGCCGCTTGGGCCTCTGTCATCGCGACAGTAGTTTTCTTGGTAGAATCCGTTGTAGCTTTGGCCTGTTCTTCTGCCTCTTTGTATTTATTACGAAGTGTCTCTAGCATTTCAGCAAGAGCTTTACCACCCTCGCCCTGTTGTTTCAGACTGTCGGTAAATTTGTTAAAATCTGCATCAGACCCTTGAACAATATGTGCAAGTTCACCAGTTGAAAGCCCAAGCTTTGTAATTTCTTCTCTGGCAGCTTTTGCTTTGGCCGCACGATCCTGCCATGCATTGATATCTTTTGGATCATGGAACCACTCAAGAAGAGGACTATTTTGATCCTTTTCGGATAAGCCACCAGCAGTTTTAAAGAACCCAACAACGTGATCCCACCAAGACGGCAGATTATTTGCGGTCTGATCTAGCTCCTGTTCCATTAAACTGAGTTGGGCTTTAATGGCAGTAAAAATGTTTTCCCCTGAATTGATAGTATCAGCAGAAATAGCCTCTTTAATACTGCCTTGGAACTCAACAAGACTACGACTATATTGTTCTTGCGCTTGTTTGGACTGAGCAATAGCATCATCATATTGAGAAAAGGCTAAAATTGCACCACCAATAACAAGAGCAATCAAAGCAATCTTACTGGCGAATGCCGCCACAGCATCACCGGCAAGCATTAGTTTTGCAGACGCAGCTTGCCCTACAGTTCCCAGTCTTTCGAGTGCAGCGGCAGCACTGACAACTATTCCATCAATGCCCCTGAAAAAATTAAACGCACCAACGGCTATTCTTACAGCATCTCCAATTGGGCCTAAAGCAAGTTTGACAAGTTTAAATGCTCCGACAATACCAAGAATTGTACCAAGTACAGCCCCACCACCCGTTGCATTGATAATTGCAAAAAATACATTGAGAACGTGAGAAGCCAGTGTTAATGCCGGAATAAGTGACCCGCTTAACGCCCCAACAAATTGAGCAAGAAATTCTACTACTTTGCCAAAAGCGGGAGCCATTTCTTTAAGAGCATTTGTAAGTTGTTTGATATTGTCTGTTCCGACACCTTTAACAGATTCAGCAATATCATGCAACACACCACTAGCCGCTGAACGATGAACTGCTTCGTTAAACCTCTTCATATCGTCGGCGAAGTTCTTCAAAAAGTTATCGCCAGTCCCGGTCTTGAACAGAGTCAGTAATTGCCAAACGGCTTGAACTACATTCTTTGTTCCGATCCACAGTTCTTTAACCGCGATAACAGAACGATCCATCCATTCTCGCATTTGCCCGGTTTCGCGAGCACGCGCAGCCCAATCGGCAAAACCCTGTGCAATGCTTGGAAGATATCGCTCAGCCAAATCTTTAATGAATTCAGTACCGACAATACCGATATCGCGAAATGCTTGTGAAATCGGAGCTACTGTACGAGCAACAGCATTAAGAGTTCTAGCCGTATTAGAGAATAATTCGTTTGTGTCCTGAATGGTTTGAGCTTGTAATAAAAATCCAACAAACTCATCCTTGATATTTTTAAACGATTGAGAGACACGAGTCCCACCGTTATACATTGCCGGAAAATAGGTATCTGCAATCTTTTCTATTTGATCGCCCATTCCAGCGGTAAATGTAGCAGTAAACTGATTGCCCAAATCTTTCAGTTTTGGGGTAAGTCGTACAAGTTGGTCGCCAAGAGGACGAAGATAATTCGGCATCTTATTCAAGTCTTGGGTGACCTTTTGAAAATCACCGCTCATCGCATCTTTGAAAAGAGTGCCAAATGAATTTTTCAGCGTTAAAAGAATCCCAACCAAAGGAACTACCGAAGCGCCAATCATGGCGAATATACCTGGAATAACCAGGAATGCACCAGATAAATCTTTAAGACCTTGCAATAATCCGACAAGTAAGTTTGACGTAAAACGCAGTGATGCAGCCAACCCCTCAACGATGGCCGGTCCCATCAACGCAATCGCACCGACAACGGCTTTGATCCAACCTGGCAGTTCCTTGAATAATCCAAGCAAACCTGAAACACGACCCATAAGGCTTTGAATCCCACCACGCATCACGTTCCAGCCGATAATCGATTGGCCTATACTACCGGCTAATTTTCCAATACCGCCGTTTAAATTATTAAAGTGACCGGCAAGAGGCCCGAGTATCCCAGCAAACGGACGCACAACAGCGAAAAGAGCTTCCCCTGCCACAGCAGCCGCATTACTATGTAAAGCCAGTTTGTTTAAAATATCTGGGACAAACTTCAACCCAGCAAAGGCAACAGTGGCAAGCTTTATTTGATTTGACATGCCAAGCAAGCCACGTTGCCATTGCGGCGCATTGGCGAGAGCGCGATTGACACCAAGGAAATTATTCCACAACGAGTGAACCGCAATATTTGCGACTCCAAGTTTATTCAACGAGGCATGGAATCCAAGAAGACCCCCTTGGCCCTCTCGTGTGATGTTGACAATCTGTCTCAATTGTTGGTAGTGCAGGGCTGCCGCAGCAGTCGCACCGATCATGGCTTGGCGGGAGAAGTTAAGGTTGCGCCCGAAAAGATTGGTTGAATTAGCCAAATCTTTTTGAGAAACGTGAACGATTGTCAGCGTTCGATTGTAGTTATTAGCTGCTACTGAAGCTTGAAGGAAATCATTTCGAACTTGTTTCAGTTCGCGTTCCATATTGTTCATTGCACTATCGAACGCGGCAGTTCTAGCTGTTATTGCATCAATAGCTCGCTTGAACTGATCGATTGCCTGATTTACTGCCTGAACACCAGCCGAATCGGCTTCAATACGGATTTTACCGTGAGCGGTCCCAAGATCATAATCGGGAATAGGAATCGCCTCCTAAAATCCTTTTCGTATTGACTCTACGTTATCCTCTTTTTGCCCGTCAGGCATATTGACTCTGACAGAACCAATTTGATCAGGAGTTCTGTACCTCTTCAATTCGGTTCCCAGATACTTGCTCAAAACCCCCAATCTCGCTGTCTGAGCTAATGCGTCCGTCGATGGCCCGTTCTGTCTCCCCCTCCGACTCGCTTGTTCCGCTTCGTTCATCTTCGCGTCCACCATCCGACCCCAACGGTAGACTCCCCTGTTGAAGTAATACCCCTTCGGTGTCGCCGGATCGAATGTCCATAGATCGGTCGGGAGGCAATTGTACGCTTGGCACATTTGCCACGTTTCCCACACCATCATCTTGTTCTTCGCGAAACATAGCAAGTCCTTCGGCTTCGAATATCACCCCAAACAATTCCATTCGATCCGAAAAAGGAACTGAATCAAGATAGACCAGACCGGCTTGCCTTGCGTTCTCATGTTCCGGTGTTGCATATAACTTGGGTTTAATCACACCGGCACCAACCACGGCGTTGATCATGGCTTCCATTTGTTCGAAGTTGCCAGACTTCATCACAACTTCCGCAAGCGTCTTTTTTGAATCCTCATCTGTTTGAGGTTTATCCTCGGCCATCAAAGCTTTTGACATCAAGTCCATTTGTTCTGCAATACCCAAACGCAGAATATCGCCCATGTCAAGGCGACGAATCAGAACAATCTGGCCAGTTTGACTCAGTTGGTAATCAAACGGTTGCTTGTATTCACGACCACGCGACCAAGCTTCGCTGAGTGCGTATTTGTCGTCGGAAAGATTTTCCATTGTGCGCTCCTGGGCGTCCTAGAACTATGGATTTGTTTTAATCGATTTGGTTTAGGTGAATACCACCGCAACTGCCGGACATGGATCACCCATGACGCTACTGACCGTAGCTTTCACGCGGAACCACACCGTACCGGCACCCAATCCAGTTTCGGTAACATTCGCCGCAGTTGACGTTGGCGGGACACCGGCCACCCAAGTACCATCGATTCCGTTTGTTGAATCGGTGGACTTTTCGATTGTGTAAAGGCTTGCGCCGGTAACCGGACTCCAAGTCAGAACCACCGTTTGTGCCGAACCGCTGCCGCTCTTTGCCCCAGCCGTCAGGTTCAATGGAGAACCAACAGGGTTAGGATCGGGAGTGAGCGTAAGCTGCGAAGTTGTTTCGCGGCGGAAGATCGAATACAGAAGGTCATTCGTGTCGTCCAGCAACGGAAGCCCAATCCCCGCAATTTGCGAAGTCTGGAAGTTTCCATCTTGGAAGTTGGCCTGAATGTTTCCGTTTGCGCGGCAGCGATAAATCCGTACCAGAACGTCGCCACCCGAATCGGAAATGATCTTGCCATCAATACGGAACCACGGACGCTGTTGCGTTGCACGCTTACGGATTTCCTGAACCCGATTCGGAGTCAAACCAGTTTCGATCACATCGCCACCAGTAATGACTGCCCATGCAGCAACTTCCAAACCACCGGCCTCCAAGTCCCAGTTGACCTGAGAACCTTTTCCACGAGTGGTGATCAGTTTGTCATCGCCGCGCAATTCGGCGAATTCTTCGGCTTCCGTAAAGTTCAAGTGTTGAATATACGGAAGGTCAACAGAAGTGGGACTGAGAACGGTTCCCGTAGCATCCGCATATTGCGTCAGCTTGACATCACGGCAACCATAAGCAAGCCCAGTTGGAACGGGACTGGTCATTTAATTTTACTCCTTATTCTGGCCGTTTGAAACGCAATGTCTCCACGGGCATTATGCAACCATCTTCAGTTGTCTTCTCAAGGTTGAAACGATGCATCACTACTTCGTTTCCAATTCTGCACCATCGACTGTTGCAGACAACCTCGAAAATTCCTTTTGAATTGTCACTTACCACACCGTGCAGTTTTGAATTACATCTGATCTCGGGCACATCAGGAACTCATGTACTCAAATTGCTCAGGGAATTCAGTCACCAGAAATTCTGCTACCTCTTCTGTTAAACCGCGCGGCTTCCCTACTGGAAGAGTAAATTTATCTTTACGGAAATTGAATTCGACAGTAGGGTGATCGATTTCGTATTCCGCAAAGTCTTGTTTCGTAATTCTGACGGCGGTTGTTTGTCCGACAAAAGCTGGGATTGCCCGCACTCGTTTTCCACTGAGATCGTCTTTCAAACGGGGAGCATTGTCGCGTGCGTCAGTGACCTCAGACGGGTTTAGCTTGCCGCTCGGCGGTACCTGCTTGCGCGGTGCCGCCTTGGCCGGTGCCTCAGTCATGGTCGTCCTCTCGTCAGTGATTATAGCCGGTTATGCTGCGTCTTCATCATACGACACGCTGTAAAGTGCGTTGCGTGTTGTCGTCTTCCAGCCGGGGTCGATGGTATTGCGCGACCGGCTGTGCCGGTATATCTGCCCGCAGCGGACTCCATCTAGCCCAACGACGTTCTCTAGATTTATCAGAATATCATCTATCCTGTTCAGGATAGTATTTATCGGGCCATAATCTCGACTGATATCCGCTGGGATATGCACCCAAATTTGCATGGTTCGTGGACCCATATGTGGGTTTAAAGGCATTGCCGTTTCTTGCATATCGATAATGACAAAATAACCGTTACTGACCGGCCTCTCATCCACCGATTGCAATTCGAAGATGCGATTACTCCCGCCAAGCAAGCCTTGCAATGTGGCGTCCTGGGAAAGCAATTCGTAAATGGCTGACGGCATCATGGCTTTCCACGTCTCCTAGCTTGTTGTTTCTTTCCATAAGCTTTACGAGAGCGGCGATTCCCTGACTTATTGACCGTTCCTTTGCGCGCAGTTTTACGAGCTACCGGAGGTATTTCTGCAATGGGCGGCGAAAGATTTGGTGGCTTGCCGTCAAGCATTCCATCCAATGCTTTCATAATATTGTTGCCAATTATTCGCATCGCGGGACCGAGAATTTGAAAGCGTCCAGAGTTAGCGACTTCCAGCCAGATACCGTATTGAACGGAATAGGCCAATACCATTTCATATATATTACGATATGAATTTGAAACTGCCGTCAGGCCGGATCGTGCCGCGCCGGTATCATCAGTCCACGGCGCATTGATTTTCATCCACGTTGTAGCCCACGCTGCATAGTAATCAAAAAGCTTTGTGATATCTTCATTAACTTGCTCAGGTGTTTTAGCGACTCGTTCTTTGAGCGCGCCTTGTTGATAGCTGACTGTAGCTCTCATCAGGTTAGGCAACTGGCTTACTCCCGTAGCTAGTGCCACCGCATTTTATTTCATATCCATTAAACGGATAGACATAATCGATTTCGTTGTCTTGTAAACCTTCAAGCCAATGATCGCCAATAGCAACTATAGCGTCATAAGAACCAACAAGAATGAAATCAAATCGACGTGTCGTGCCTTCGATCATTGGCACGATTCCCGTTTCCGGTGCCCAAATGACATGAAACAATTGCGGATCACGCGGAGGTTGATCACCCCTTGTTTTCGTACCGGCGACCCATGTGTCCTGTCTTGGAATTAAAATGATCTCTGTTGGATCGATGCCAATGTAACGATCCGTATTTGATCGGTGAACGGCGAGTTCACCACCCGACATCATTAGACCCTCGTTGTTTTGTAACTAGTCCAACGGCGAATTAATTCCTGGCCAGTGGAATTCAGTTCCTTATCAACCTGCGTTTGCCAGAGCGTACACATTTCGCGGGCATTGGCGTTCAATGTAGAAAGGTTACGACTTGAACCCGATTCACTGACATCTGTCATCGTCGCTGTTTTAGCTGCAATCGAACGCCAACCAGCAAGAATTGTCTGACTAATCGAAGCTCCTGAATCCAGAATGGCTCCGAGTGTTATATCGTCCAAACCGAATTCAGTCAGAATATCCGCGTCGGGAAGCTGGACTTTTACAGAATCGATATCGGCCTGTTGTGCCATATCGCCTACTTTTTGCCGTCGCGCTTATCCTGCAAGTGGATCGCTAGCAAATCCTGAAGATCGGACTTTTTGTCGGTAGGTTCATAAGGAACTTTCGCCTTGTCCAAGTGATCTTTCAGTTGAGGAACCGTGTACGAATTGACTTCATCTGCGATGTCCTCGTCAATGTCGCTGTCATCTTCGTCACGTTCGGCAAATCCTTCTGGACCCCACGGCGAGGGATTCGCACCAGGAGTATGACCCGCTTGGCGCGGCTCGACAAGCACTCCATTTTCTCTGTCGAATGCGCGTCCCGTATCGTAATCCAACGTTGCTCCCGGCAACGGAGCGCCACCAGTGTCGTAGACGGCTGCCGCTCTCTGTTCTGTATTGTAGAACGGGGATTGTGCTGCGCTGCCGGAAGACTCGTGTTCTGCGGGGGTTTCTGTGCCATCGACTCCGAATCGACGTTCGTTGGCAGGAATCAGATAACC